CATCTATAAATACTTTTTGACTGTATATATTATGTATTAAGGATAATGGGAGAAAGTATTAAAAGCAAATACAAACCATCACATCCCCAAAAATATCTTGGTGATGCAGATAACATTATTTGCAGAAGTAATTGGGAAAGAAAGTTTTGTTATTGGTGTGATCATAATCCAAGTATAATTTCTTGGGCTTCAGAGGAATTTTCCGTCCCCTATGTATCTCCTATTGATGGAAGAATTCATAGATACTTTCCAGACTATCTCATTAAAGTGAAAGAACAATCTGGAAGTATTAAAACATATGTTATTGAAGTTAAACCTCAAAAACAAACAGTTCCACCAAAACAAAAATCAAGAATAACCAAATCATATCTTCATGAATGCAGAACTTATGCAGTGAACAAAGCAAAATGGGATGCTGCTAAAGAATGGTGTGCTGATAGAATGTTGGAATTCAAAGTAATCACAGAATCCGAATTGGGGATTACGTAATGGCAGAGGGTTTTGGACAATATTTGGGTATACCTCCCAGAATGAGAGAGTTGAAAAAAAGAATTGCAAGATCAGGAACAAAAGATCCCGAAGACTTAATGATAATCATCATAGATGTATTAAAGGAAGAGGCACTATACCCACGACCAGGAAAATTTTATACCTTCATTTATAATGCAAAAACACCAAATCTCAGATACGACCAACATCCATTAATTGCCTGTACAGAAGTAGATAACTGGGGATTTAAAGGAATTAATTTTCATTGGAGAAAACCAAGAAATTATACTTGGGAAGAAGTTGCAGGAAAACTTCATGTTGTGAGATATGAGGAACTTGATGAAATGCTCTCTATACCTTATGCAAAATTCCGTCTAAATAAATAAAAACCCCTCTCATAAATGTCTCATACTCTACAGAAAATTGAGATGATTGTTCCTGCTTCAAATGGGAGGAATTTTTAATGGCAACTTATGGGGCAACAGGGTTAAATGAATATCCTGTTGCTGGAATTAGAAATCCAGTAAACACGAATTCACCAGCAAAACTTTCAAACATAGTAAACTCCGAAACTGGAGTAACTGATGTTTATAGAGAAGCAGGAAAAGTATTATTTGGAACACAAACAATATATGAATACATTGGACAATATAATCCACAAACAAATACATTTAGACCATCGACAACACCAACTTTTTCAGAAGAAGAATTAAGAATATTAAATTCAAATAATTTCAAGTCAACGGTAAAGGATAAAGCAATATCAACAGCAATAAATGCAGGTCTTTCAGAAACGCAAGCAAGACAACTTTTATCTGCTCCTACATCAGGACCACAACAACTTCCCGTAGATCCTGCTCCACCAGCAAACCCCACAGGAAGTCCCCCACCAGCACCAGATTTATCATCAGCAATACCAAGTTCACAACTTGCAAAAGCAAATATATCAAACCCAATAACACCACCAGATGGAATAAGATATCCAAAAGTAATGACAACGGGACAAGATGTTGTAATATTTCAAGTGGTTGAAATAAACAATAGAACACCTTCACAAGAATCTGGTCTAAATTTTAAATTTCCATCTGCAGAAGATGCAGGATTTACTGTTCCAAATGGTGAAGGTCCTGTTATTATGGCAATTCAATCGGGAATTAATGATCAAAATAGTGTTGATTGGGGTCCTGATAGTGTAAATGCTATTGATTCTGCTATTTTTGGTGCATCATCCAAACTAATAACTGCTGAGGGTGATCAAATATCTAATATTGTAGTTAATGAAGCAAAAAAAATATATACTGAAGCTAGAGGACAAAGCGATCGTATGAGAAAATATCTTGCAGGACAAGCAGCAGGAATCAATAATGTTCTAGCAAGAACTGATAATGTTGTATTAAATCCAAACTTAGAACTTCTTTTTTCTGGTCCACAATTAAGACCTTTTAGTTTTCAATTTAAAATGTCAGCAAGAGGTCGATTAGAAGCATCTAATATTAAAAAAATTATTAAATATTTTAAATATTACATGTCGGTTCGTAAAGAAGAACCTCTTCTCTTTTTAAGAGCACCTTATGTATTTAAAATTAAATATCAACATGGAAAAAATAAAGAAATATCTCATCCCGGATTAAATTTAATTAAAACATGTGCTCTGACTAATTTTGCAGTTGATTATACTCCTTTAGGAACTTATGCAACATATGAAGATGGAACAATGGTGTCATATACAATAAGTATGCAGTTTCAAGAACTTACTCCAATTTATAATACAGATTATGAAAATAATCAAACAATAGGATATTAAAATGGCAAAATCATATTTTAGACAAGTTCCCAATTTTGAGTATGTAAATCGTGATAAAGATAATCAAGAAATATCAAATTATGTTCCTGTCAAAAATTTATTTAAAAGAGGAAAACTACGTGAAGATATTTTTCAAAACTTAGCATTTTTTGAAAAATATTCAATCATAGGAGATGAAAGACCAGATAACGTTGCATATAAATTTTATGGGGATTCAACTCTTGACTGGATAATTCTTCTTTCAAATAATATTGTCAATTTACAATCAGAGTGGCCTATCCCTCAATCATCTTTTGACAAAATTCTTTTAGAAAAATATGGTTCTTATGAAGAATTATATGGAGGAATTCATCATTACGAAACTGTGGAAGTTAAAAATTTAAAAGGAGTTACTGTTCTTCCTGGAGGATTAAAAACTCCTAACACATGGAGAACGAATGGTAATTTCATTCAAGCAAGTAAGACAACAATCAATCAAATCTTTGCAGGAAATTCTGGTGTTCCATCAACAACAGTTACTGTAACTATGAATAATGGAATTAAAGATCTTGTTGTGGGATCTGAAATTTTAATTAACAACATTTCAGAAAAAGTGTTTAATGGAAAATTTACAGTTACTTCTATTTTTGCACCTTCAAATAATATCACTGTTACCTTTACCTATGAACTCCCAGAAGTTCCTTCAGTTGCAAATCCAGTCTTAAGTACTACTGGAAAAGAAGAAGCAATATTTACTCTTGAAGATAATATTGGTGTTGGAAATGCTTATTATTATGAATATTATGATGATGGTCTTGGTAATTATGTAACATTACCTTCAACACAAATTATTAGAGAATTTACAAATTATGAATATGAAGATAAAATTAACGACGATAAACGAAACATTTATGTCTTAAAACCAACATACTTAAATGTAATTTTTAATGATATGGATAAAATCCTGCCATATAAACAGGGTTCTGTCCAATACATAGACAAAACCCTGAAGAGAGCAGATAATGTTAGATTGTATAGTTAATCAATCTTCTGCGAGTTTAGAGAAGTATGCAAGAGCATCATCTTCATCATCGTCATCCTGAGTAATCTTAGGAAGTGAAGGAGACTTAGAACGAGCATAAGACTGTTCCAGTTCTTCCACGACACGATCCTGAACAGAAGGAGTAGAAGCAAATTCTTCAAGATCATCTTCTTGCTCAACCACTGCACGAGAACGAGTTGGAGAAGCAGTTTTCAGACCCAGAACCATATTCATGCGACGTTCAAGTTCTTCATAAGACTTAAACTGATCAGGAGCAGTGATTGCAGTCAGAGAATACTCTTTCTTCCAGATGGCTTCCAGAGCATCGTCATCATCCAGTAGTGGTTCAGCAGAACCAAATTCTGACTTGTCGTAGTTCCAATACCCATCTTTCTTTACGATTTTGAGTTTGAAATTCGCACCCTGCCAGAAGTCAAACGGATTGATAGGAGTTTCATCCTCAAACTCAGGTTGCATTGCTTCCATGATCTTATCGAAGATTTTCTTACCATACTTGAAAAGAAAGACTTTACCTTCGTTTTGAGGATTGACAGGATCTTTTACAACGTAAACGTTGCTATAATAGTTCAGCTTACGCTTTTGCTTACGAACGATTTCTTTGTTTGTTTCGGAACCAGTGTTCCACAGTTCTCGGTTATGCTCACCAAGAGGATCTTTCTGACCAATTGTGGTCAGAGAGTTTTCAATATACCAACCACCAGGACCTTGAAAAGCATGAGAATACATTTTTGCCCAAGGAAGATCTTCACCTTCAGGTGCCGGAAGGAAACGGATGACCGCAAAACCATTACCGGTTTTATCAAGTTCTGGTTTCCAAAGACGCTCATCAGCACCTCCAGAAGTTGTACTCATCTTCTCTACTTCTTTGACCAGTTTAGAAGTCAGAGAACCAAGTTTGGATTGTTTTTTAAGTGCGTCAAAAGACATTCGGATTACCTCGTATGAGTGGGATTTGGCCTTTGTGTACTTCGTTATTCTACAGGTCGGAACCCGTTTTGTCAATCTGATCTTTCATCACCTCAAGCATTCGAGTCATATTGTTAAAAATAATATTCATATCAGTGTTCGGAGGCATACCCATCATAATTGCAGAACTCATAATACGTTCTTTCATTTCTTTTGCTTCTAGATCGTCAGATAAACTCATTCTTGTATAAAGAACTTTTTGTTTATCCAAAAGTCTCTCAAGAATCTCAACATGCTCAAGTTTTTCTTCTTTACTCATCATAGGAAACTTAAAAATATTTCCATAGATTTGTTCTTGAAGTTCTGCAATTTCAGTCATCTCTGCACGGACGACTTCGGAACTAAAGAAACTCATTGATCCTCCAGAATAATCTCTTTCAAAATTTTACGATAACTAAGTACATCAATATTTAGAAATGGTTTGTATTTTTTAACTCTACGACTGATGGTTTCCCACACAGGATCTTGAAGTTTCTTATCAAAATTTTTTGAATATCCAAAAATTTTATCAAGAAGAACCATAGTTTCCAATGACAACTGACCACTCAGATATTTTTTCAAAAGAACTGGATGACCTTTTGAACATTTAAATACATCTTGAAATTTATTCTCTTCAA